GCCCAAACAGAAAATTTAAATATAAGCATGCCATAAAAAAAGGGAGGTTGCCCTCCCTCGTGTTTAGTTTTCAGCGAGTTGTTGGAAATACGATAATGTATCATCGTCTTCAATTTCACTTGAACTTGAAGCAACAGAGGAGACTGTTTCTCTTGTCTCTGCAACAGGAGTTGTAAACTCCTCTTCTTCAATCTCAGGATCTTGAGCAACTGGTTTTGCACCTCTCTTACCAAGAACATACTCTAGACGAACCTTAAGTTCATCGTAAGTCTTGAACTGTGTAGGAGCAACAAACTCAGAAAGAGATAATTCTTTCTTCCAGATTGATTCCATTGCATCATCATCATCTAGTAATGGTGACACAGCAGCAAACTCACTTGAATCATAATTACGGTATCCAGCAACATTCTTAGCTTTCAATTTAAAGTTAGCACCCTGCCAGAAATCGAATGGATCGATTGCTTCTTCATCCTCGAACTCAGGTTGCATTGCTGCAGTGAGTTTATCAAAGATTTTCTTACCATATTTGTATAAGAAAGTCTTACCTTCATTCTCTGGATTTGCAGGATCTTTCACAACATAAATGTTGGAAATGTATGTCAATTTGCGTTTCTGCTTTCTTGCCATTTCCTTACCGGCATCAGTTCCATTATTCCACAACTGTGAATTGTATTCTGATACTGGGTCTTTCTGACCTAATGTGGTCAAACTATTTTCGATATACCATCCACCTGAGCCTTGAAACGCATGTGAATATAATTTAACGAAAGGAAGATCTTCATTCTCAGGTGCAGGTAGAAAACGAATAACAGCATAACCGTTACCACTTTTGTCTACATCGAGTTTCCAGAGACGATCATCTCCAGAAGCACCGTTATTGTTCATCTTCTCAACTTCCTTAACTAACTTTGCAGTTAAAGAACCTAATTTAGATTGCTTTTTTAAATTAGCAAAAGACATTTGGATTACCTCGGATTTAATTAGATTTTGGTAGATTTACTTAGATATTATAACAGATTCATTTTAATTGTCAATAGACAGTCTTAGTGTTTGAACTGTCTTTGAAATATTGTCGAAAAATGTATTCATATCCATAGTTGGTGGAAAACCCATCAACGCTATGGAAGATTTGAGTGTGTTCAAAAGATCTCTTGCTTCAGGATCATCAGATAATGATAATCTTGCATACATAATCCTTTGTTTTTCGAGTAATACTGTCAATTTATCAACGTGTTCCAACTGATTCTCACGAGTCATATTAGGAAAATTCATTGTACTCGAATAGATCTCTTGTTGAAGTTGATTTATTTCATTCAAATCTTCACGGACTAACTCGGATTCAAAAAACTTACCCATTTACTGTTTCTCTTAGAACTTTTTTATATTGTAACACATCTATATTTATGAAAGGAGCATACTTTCTAATCTTCATACTTACGGTTTCCCACACAGGATCAGTCAATTTTTTGTCAAATTGACTACAGAATTCAAATACCTTTTCAAGTATCACAACTGTTTCAAGATCAATATGCTCACCCAAGTACTCTTTGAGTATTGGAGGATGACCATTTGTACAATCAAATAACTCATCAAGAGTGTATTCATCAAACAGTTGTGTGATCTGTTCTTTGAATATGTAACTCAAACTTTGTTGTTTGCGTGACCATTCTGAGTAAGTTCTCTCACCAGAATTAATAATCTCACCAATCCATAGGTTATTTGGATTATCTGTAGTTACGAAGTTTGCAAGTAAAAAATTGACTATTTCAGCATCAGAATATTTTCTTGATGTTTTCTCAAACCAATACTTATCTTTTCTCTTATTAAAAGAGGTAACTGTAGCACTGGATTTTCCACCATATCTAAAGAAATCATACTTACGGTTAGTAAAATGATTTTTCATTGATAGATATGACTGATACGTTTCAAATGGTGTCACTTTCATCAACTTCTTCCATGTTACCAAGTTCTTCAATTGCATCAACGGGAACTTCAACTTCCCCAATGCGATACCAGTGTTGTTCAACACCGATACTATCAGGTCTCACTCCAAGATACTCAAGGTCAGACCAATTATGTTCACGTAACATTGCTTGTAAACGATAGTGTATTAATTCTGATTTAGATGGCATTATAAAGGTAGTTTTGCTCTTGATGTTTTTTTCATAAAGTTAAGTTGTTGTGCATCATACTTTAACTTTTCTTTTAATGGTTTTGACATTAACTTGGATACTGCTTCAATTTCAATTTTGTTCTCATCACAAAAGGTAATGATAGCATCAATGTAATTGAAATTATTATCCTTTACTATCTTCTCTACTTCTTGTGCAAACTGTGCTTGACACAAGAATTTTTCCTTCATCAAATCATCTACTTTTTTCTTAGTCTCCATACTCTCCTGTTTTGTATTCGACAAATTTTTTAATGTATTTGGTAAGAAGTTTAATATACTCACCTTTGTTTCGTTTTTCATAGACAACGCATTCTCCATTTTCAGATACCATGATTGTGATAAGTTTTTTAACTGGTATACCAGTCATTTCATAATACATGCAAGCATACGCAGTCTCTTGCACGAAGTAATTTTCAATCCATTCTTCAGGTTTAATTTTGTTTGATGTCTTAAAATCTATTACTGCGAGTTCCCCATCATACTCTGCTATGCAGTCAACTCTACCTGCCAAACCAAGATAATCACTATACAGGGATTTCTCTAAAGCGTGTATGTTATTTATACGATTGAGATTTTTTTGAGAAGATAAGAATAAAAACTTAGTTGAAGGAAGAATATCAAGTTTGTTGATATCTTCGTTATTCAAATAGTGTTCTACAACATCATGAAATTTAGTACCTCTAAAGGTAGATTCTCTGGTGATTTTATTTGCCTTTTCATCCCCAACTTTTTTTCTCCATTTAATGAAAACATCACGGTTATAAAAACTTGTAACTGAAGTAATGGATGGATACATTTTTCCAGTTGGAGTTTTATAGTAACGAGTTCCTTCAATAGTAGAAACTGATAAATCAGGTTCTTCTTTTAAATAATCTAAGTGTTTAAACATTACATACCTAAAGCAATTTTAGTAAGGAGATAGTTTCGGACGAGTCCAGAACGGACAATATCATCAATGCCAAATTCAATTGATTCAAAATCCTCAGTCATTGATAGAATGATTTTTTTAAAATCTAATATACCGTTCCTTTCGTTAGTCTTTACAAGATCAGTTTGTGCAGCATCACCACAGAAAATAATCTTACAGTTTTCACCAACTCTTGTTATTATACTATCTAATTCATGAAAATTCAAGTTTTGCATTTCATCTATTAATAAAATAGAATTATCCATTGTAGTTCCACGAATAAAAGAAGTAGACCAAAACCCAATTGTTTCTTGAGTTTTAAGTGCACCGTAAAGCATTTCAAAGTCTTGATCAGATGGCATTTCAAACATATACTTTACCATATTCTTATATGGAATTTGATATAAGAATGATTTGTCTTCATGATCACCTGGTAAAAATCCAATCTCTCGTGTAGATACAAGAGAACGAACTACATATACTTTTTCATATGGAGTAATCTCATTTAATACATCTCGAAGAGCAAGATATAATGCTACAAATGTTTTACCAGTACCTGCTGCACCATAGGCAAAAATGTTTTTACCTTTTTCATATGCTTCAAAGAATCTTTCTTGATTCTTAGTCAATGGTTTAATATCAACCATTGCATCAGTATTAATTGGTTTCTTTCTTTTTAGTTGTTTGGCACTCATGCTACCAATCCCCGAAGAGTTTCCGTTTCCGTTTCTTTTTTTAGCTGGCATTAGAATGAATAGTCTCTATTTTTACGAACAGTTGAACCTGGTTGTCTGGATGCTCTATCCAACACTTCATTCCAACCACTGGATTTTGCTTCTCCTGTCCACTTAAACATTTCCTGAGATGCTGCAACACCTGCTTGCCAATCTTTATCCCATTCTGGATTATCTTTTCTCCATTGATCATACTCTTTCATTGTCATGGAAAGTTCCTTCTTCTCTTTAGTTTCTTTATGAATGATTGGATATGTTGGCATAATAAGATAATTGCGTAGTTTTATTTAGACCCACTCTA